AGGTTCAAATGCGGATTCTTCTACCGCAACTTCTGCAGTTATTTGGCCAATCGCCAATACGCCATTCAGGTAGGCACTTGCAGTAAGCAAGCCTGCTCTCTTCTTCAAAGCCGTAGTGGCCTGATACTTTGATTTTCTTAGGTGTGAGCTGTAACAACTCACGTTTTGTTATGATCATTTATTAGCCTTACTAATATCAGTGCTCAATAAAAACAACTGGTTGATCGCTAGTCCAGCAATAACCGCAGGTGGTGCAGCTGGCTGTTTTACCGAGCTGCTCTGGACATACAACACCATGCTCAACGTATTCTAGATCTCTTGATTGGACAACATGGGCGCTGAACTCTTGGTCCCAGTCATCACTAAAACGTATACGGAACCTGTCGCTGTGCAGGCGGTTTACGTTGTTGATCATATTACCCAACTGAGAATCTGCTGTGTGATGTGTATAGCCAAACACACGTAGGTTCTCAAATTGATGTAGCCACAACTGCCATTGAACTATGTATGTGCCGTCGTAGAAGTCGCCCAGGACATGCAGTCGTACGACAAAACCATCGGGATGCTTGTCGTTAAGCTCTGTGAGCTGCATCTCTAAATACCCAATGAAGTTATGGTCGTTGTGATCAAAGCGATGAGCGAATGGCATGTTGTCACCATAGCAGTTGTCCCATTGCAGACAGTCAGATGGGCACGTAGCGCGCTCTTCTAGTGACAGCGAGTACATGGTCATGCCTTTCCACATCTTGACGGATACTTTATCGCCTAGCTTTTTGTTTTGTTTGCCTCGCTTTAACATGTTGAGGCTTGGAGGCTTGACGCCTTTTAGATATCTCGTCTGCGGGGGGCGCAGATTTTTTACTGGGATTAGGTTCTCTGCTAAGGATGTCATCAAGGATCTCCTGTCTGTACTCAGCGGCTGTTGTCCGATCGCATTTCGTCATGATTTTGATCTCGGACTTCTTCAAACGGTGTGTAGTCCAGATCTCTGCTTCCGCTGGATCGGTTACGAGCTTGTACTCGACTACGGTGCCATCTCTTTTCATAAACATTTGCATCTATCTGATCCTGTAAAATTTCACCAAGGGCATGGAATAGGTCACTTTTTCCCATCGATTTGTTCCTCCAATTGATGCACTTCGTCGGCTAGATCCAGTGCTTTGTTGATTGCTGTTAGTGCTTCCACCTCTCGGCCGGAGGCCAACATGGTGTGCATAAACTCAATTTGGAATCGGATACGTTGGCCGTAGGTCCGTGATTCGTGGCTAGCGCTTATCTCTTTCACTATTTTTTCTCCCGTTGCGACGATCTCGATAGGCCTGCTCTTTGTCTTGGACAATGAGAAAACCTCCATAAGTGAGCAAAGCAAACAGCACGAGCACGCTGCCTGCGGTTATGTATTCAAGGGCTTGCATCATTGTGTTCGTCCTCTTTTATTGGTTGATCGTCTGGTTTTTCTTCTGAGATTTTCCGAAGGAATGTAAATATTTCGAAAAACAAGACGGCGTTTAGTAGTAAACGGAGCATTAATTAGTCCTTAAAATTGGTGGTTAGACACTTTTTTATGCGCGAAAAAAAGCCCCATTAAGTAAGGGGGTAGACTTAGTGGGGCAAGACTTACATCGGAGGGGAAGTAAGGTGGTTAGTCGACGCCCCAATGACACTCGGGGTGGTCGCCTTTACGGTATGAACACCACCTGCAGCTGTCTTTGCTAGGTGTCGGATCAAATTCTGTAGCCGTAGTCATTATGACTGCGCGCTTGTGCCAGCCTGGAGCGAACTGCATAGCTTGCTCTCTGCTGTATTGTTTCTTGGTAGTCTCACCTTTATCGAGATACCAGAATTCAACTTGTACAAACTCGAGTTGTGGGAATCTGAAGAACGTTCCAATGGCGTAAAGCAAGCCTTGTTGGCTGTGCGCAATTTCGTTGCCCCACTTTTTGCCTGTTTTGTAGTCGATGACTCGTGCTGATTGTTCGTCTTCGTGTACAAGTGCATCTAGTTTAATACGAGCCCATGTAGCAGCTTCCATCCATCCGACTGGTTGCCAGTCAAGATCAAAGCCCCACTCACCTTCAAGCTCAACCTTTGCATCAATAAACCCAGCCCGTAGTTCTTCGAACTCGTTCTTAAACTTTTTGCATGAGTCGGGGAACTCACCAAGCGTACCGTTGACGTAGTCTTCTGCTTCTTGGTGAATCATGGTGCCGCGCTCTGCTGCAGGACCAGAAGGTTCTTGTATCTTCTTTACTTTTTGGATGTACGAACGATACGGACAATCTTCGTATACTTTCAATGCGGAGTAAGACCAGGCCCTGAGCGGACCTAGTTCTGTTGGCTTTTCCATCGGCTTGTTGCCATCTGGTCTCGCATCCTGAGTTAGCTGAACCATTTGAGTCCTTCTATTTTGTTCTATTTTATTAGTATAACTAATAACTAAACCGTAAGCAATTTACGATCTTGTTCCGTGAAATAGGATTCTTGCAATCGCTTAAGTTCTAATTCGTTTGACTGCCACGTAGTAACAACTCCGCGTATTGGATTTGTATCTCTAGCTGCTCCGTGAGGGCGTTTGCGTTCTGTCTCGATGCCATTTCTACTCATGCGCTTTGTAAACTCACGTTGCGACAGGCGCGGGTTTTGCTCTGTCTGTACGTGGAATACTGTACGCAGATGCTCCATTGGGAGAACCATATATGGGTGCTCTGCGTGAGCGATCCATGATTTAACAAGTCGTTGCGCTGCTTCAATCTCGTTGGAGTGCAGTACAGTTGCGGTGTTGATATCTAGTATGTCAGTGAAGTAGCTTAGCTTGCCTTCTTTAAGTGCTTGGCAGAACTCTTCAAACACAGACATTGATACGTTGCGCATTTGTTCTTTAGCGAGGTTGTTGATTGCAGTTTTAGCTAAGTGGGCATCTACTTTGTATGTCTGCATAAGACCAGCAAATTCATACAGTTCTTTCTCGAGCTTGCCTGAGTCTAGTTGCTTGGCGATGCCTGGGAACTTGTCGAGCAGCTTTTCTTCTTGCTTTGGCGCAATGTTGTACCGGCGATCGCCAGTCTCAATGTTTACTGCATCTACTCGGTTTGTTAAGAACAAGTAGTTGGTGTAACTCTCGACTTCTACCTGATTGCTACGCATGCCACGTATTGTGATCGTAGGCTCAGTGATCTGGTTTTTTAGTTTGTCTGCCATCTTACCTGCGCTAGATGATGCTGATGCCATATGGAACTCATCAACTACTAGAAACAGCGCGTCTCGCATATACAGATTGAACTGTTCTTCCATGCTTTGCAGAAACTTCATAGGTACATGTGGTGTACCAAACAGCCCTCTGAGGATTTTGGAGTAGAAGATACCTTTACCAGTGCCTTGCGTGCCTGTCAGTACCCAGGATACGCCCGTCTTTTTACGTGTCTGGTAGATGTATGCTAGCCAGTTAATAAAGCGTTCGTATTCTTCATCACCATTGCCAAGTATGTGGTAGATGATTGTGTGTATCAGTGGACAGGTGTCCTTTATCCGTTGCCCGTGGCCTATCTCTAACGGTGTTTGCGGCGTCTGCGCATTACGCACGTAGTCGCTTTTTTGATACGTGTTGACGTAGTAAGGCACTTTGTTGAAGTTAATAGCTTCTTCATTAGATGTCGGGTCAAAGATAACGCGTCCGTCTGGTATGAAGTCAGGCGGTACTTTGCCGTGATTCATATAGAAGTCTTCGATGTTCATCTTACTGATAGGGGTCAGCGGATATTCTTTAGTGAACTGTTTAGTGTTTGGGTCATACACGCCGTTAAAGAAGGTGTCAGTTGAGTAATCGCGCAGTACAACTGGTTTGACTGCATGTCCCACTTCTTCTAACCGCTCTTCGTAACGGTCGAATATAGATACGTAAAAGTCTTTATCGGCTTTCTCGATCTCAAACAGTGGTTCGTCTTTGAAGTTGTACATGTACGTTGGCTTGGACATGTTGAAGTAGTACGCGCCAGAGTCTCCGCCGTTGATGTTGCAACGGATGTACGGGAAGGAAGTCTCGTCGACAATGGCTATAGCCATCTTGTCTGGATTAGATAGGACTTCTTCTGTTTGGTTATCAATGGTTGCTACGCGAATCTTAGTTTGGCGTTTGCTGAAGCCTGCTGTATCGCGCAACGTGTCTTTGTGTTTTTGCGCTTTCTCGTGACAACGTTGAGGGCTGATGTCAGACATCAACGATGCTAGGTCAAGTGTCGGTTGCCCACGGTCTACTTTAACTATTCGATCATCGTCGGAATCAAATGGGTCTAGTCGCGTTGATTCAAAAGACGGTGGTGCTATGAATATGATCTTTGAGTTGTCAGCTACTGAAGTGTCTAAAGGGTACTTCAATGATTGCCCGTTTACAGACAGCTCCATTTGTTCGTTGAATACATCAGACTCAAAGTTACAGTCTTGTAGCCACAGCTTTACTGATTTTGCTGGCATGGCTACTGAGAGGAGCATAAAGATATGCATAGATATCTTGTCGCCTTTAAGACCCAAACTTGCTGAGGCTTGCGCGACGTAGCTTATGTCTCGCAACTCAATAGGTAGTTCTGCAACTATTTGATTGGCTAGAAACGTAACGTCAGTACTAGATAGTTTATCGCCTGTATCTACAGATTTTGGTAAGCGCACGCCGTCAATGTCGAGCACGAGTAGGTTTGTTAACTCGGTACGGTTGGTCTGCCCTGCACGAGATTCGTCTACTAAGTCACGTTTTAGGTTGCCCTTTAGTAGACAGTGACCTTTTGCTCCGTGCTCTCTAATAAGATTTTCAAAGGTTTGTAGGCCGTCAGCATCAACAGATAACTTGTATTGATGTGACGTAACTGCTTTTACGTGCGGGTATGGTTTGAAACCGCTACCTTTTGAGTAGTGCTTACTAAGCGGGAGACCATTAGTGGCCTCAAGAAAGGTTATTCGCAATTTAAAGCTCCTCCTGAGCCTTCAACTGACGTACTTACTGCAAGTAGGCGCAGGTTAAGTAGATAGGCGTCTAGTCTTCGGGCTTGTCATACACCTCTCGCCGATCGATCTTTATATCGTGATCAGCGTCAAACGCGAGGCGAACTTGGTTTCTGTCGATTTTTGAAACTTTGACCGCGAGCAGAACCTTGTCGTCTTGGTGAACAACGACTGATTCATTTAGTTTTCTGGTCAAAACGAGTCTCGACATATTACTTACTGTACTCTCTGGCGTATCCGCCTTCGGCATCTAGTGGTAAATCGGGGGCCCAACAAGGCGGTATACACATGTCGGAGATAATCTTCTCCATTGTAGCATCAGGCTCAATATTAGTACCAGTAATAATTATTTCGTCGTGTACTGTGAGAGCAACATCGTGCGTCTTATCGAGTCGTAACATGCTGTCAGTAATGACTATGCGGGCTAACGCTTGGATTACGTTTTCTGTTATGCGTCCGCCGTACGTGTATTCAGTTTTACGTGAGTCGTACATAAGGCCTTGGCTGGTAGAACGTAAGTTGTGATACCTGAGCCCTAGGCCATTTGGCAGTTGCAGAGTGTTGTCGCCAACGGTCAGTGGCCCGTACGTGTTGCCCCAGTTGTCTGAGTGCATCGTTTGCTTGAGTAGATCCTCTAGTTTGCGCCAGAGTGTCTGTATACCTGAGTATGTACTGCGGTATGTATTAACAATTTGTTTAGCTTTCTCTAGTGTGAAGTGGACAGGTGGTCCCATAGCTCCAGCTTCTAGCGTGTCTTTGAATTTTTGAGCACCCATACCGTAACCAAGACCCAATATAGCGGTCTTGCCTACAAATCTTTCGATTGGGTCGTCCTTTTTATTGATAGGCCGTTCGTAAATCTTGGAGGCAAAGTTACTGTATATGTCGTCTCCGTTACGGAATTGTTCGACTAATTCGCTTTCGCCAGCTAACCAAGCAAGCATACGGGCTTCGATGTTAGATAAGTCAGCAACAAACAAAAGATGGTCGTCAGGTGCCACAATGCATTTGCGAAGCTCGCCGCCTCGAGGGAGGTTTTGCATGTTGAGCTTGTCGGTGCCGCCAAAACGTCCGGTGTGAGCCGCATAATATCTAAGAGGGACAGGTAACCAGTCGTCTTTCCATGCAGCTTCCAAGAAGCGTTTTGCCCTGGTCTCGGTTAAGCGACTCTTTATCGCAATGCGAGCGTCCCATATGTGCTGGAACTGAGGGTACATGTTTTGCAGTTGGGTAAAGGCTTTGTCATTTTTCCCAAGGGCTGGGATGTCTTTGCCTGTCGTTGGGCTGACCTTTGTTGGTGGTACGAGGCCAATCTCATAAATGTACTCAGCAAATTGTTGGTTGGAGCTAAGGATTTTGCGGTCGATACCTGCTGCAGCAATGGTCGTCTCTGCGTTCTTGAACTCTTGTTCGTGGTACTTTGCCAGTCGTTCGCGGTCAATCTTTAGCTTTGGCTCGCAGAACATGCGGCATGTGAGATCAATGAGATCAAGCTCGCTTAGTGGCATTTGGTTAGTCCACTTACGATAAATGGCGTAAGTAAGATCGACATCTTGTATGCAGTAGCCAGCGATAGCTTCTTCTAGTTCGGGGTCTAAGTCGTAAATACCTTTAGCATTAGCTAGTTCTTCACCTTTACGCATTGTCTCGTCATCGGGGAAACAGCGTATTGATACGTCTTTTAAGCGGGCGCTCTGGCCCGGGAACAAGCCGCGACTCATTGCTGCAGTATCGACGTAGTACTTTGGTATTAGTCCGTAATACTGCGTCAAAATGTAAGCATCAAATGGAGTGTTGTGACACACCAGCGTTACGTCGTCCCAATCCAGGGATCGAAGCGCCTCTTCGCAATCGTCTTCGCCATACCACTCTGTTGCATCATTATTTATCTTGATGCCTACGCCCCACACTTTGAACAAGTCGTGGCTGACGTATTCCATGGTGGTCATTTTAGTTAGCGAAAGGTTTTTGTCGTAATACGTTTCGAAGTCAAGAGTCACTAGCATTAGAAAGGTATCTCCGAGTTAGCGTCATTGCATTCGTGCTGAGCCATGACTTCGCCTTCGATTTCTTTGAAGCGGGCTTTTAGCTCGTTATATGCTTGAGGCATTCGTGATTTCATCCATACGGCTGTGTAGGTATGGAACTCGGGATGAAGCCTATCTTCGTCAAGGCTAGGTATATTTTGAAAGTAGTCCTTTGTGTTCATTTAAGCGCCCTCCAGGGTGAAAGATTTCTATAACTTTTAGTTTCTTTTTGAACGCCTTTAGCTCTTCGTGGGTAAAGACATAAAGGTTACGTTTCATGTCACAAGCTAGATAAGCGGTCTTACCTAGCTGGTTTTGTATGAAATGCCCTTCTTCGACTGCGCCTTCTATGTCTGTCCAGACGTTAATGATCATTTATGATCACTTCTTGAGTATTGTTGGGTGTTCTAACTCAGATTCGATAAGGCGCTCGATGTACCAGATAGCCTTCCGGAGATCTTCGATTGGTTTACCTTTGTAAGACATGCGCCAGACATATTTGAGGGCGTTGCCTTTGCAGTAACCTTTGAAGGCGTCGGATGTCATTGATTCTTTGATAGCTTCGATGCACTCGATGTTCCCAGTGTTGTAGTGTGCGGGTGCGTAGACTGGGTCTTCTGGTGGTTGGTCGTAGGGATCTACGTATTCTTCAAGTTCGGCGATTGCATCGCCATGAGGAGTTCGGGACTTAGTTACGCGGTCCCAATCGGAAGGTGTTGCGTCATTAATACTCATCGTACTCTCCTAGTAGAGCGAAATAGTACTACCGCTAATATATTAGTTCAAGTATTACAGCTGAATGTACGTCGTCTGGCCCCAGGGGGCTTCGTGACGTTCTGTTGAGACCCATAGAACTGGGTACATTGGTTGATCACCGAAGTCGTGTGACTCGAGGTCGGTAAGATACACAGCTGCTTCTACATCCGGATAGTGTTTGTTGATGTAATCAAACGCTGGGCTGAACGCAGTGCCGCCGCCGCCCTTTACGGGCGTCATTGGAAACTGGTCGTCAGGCATAACTTCGTCAACGTGTGCGACTTCTGTATCCACATGGAGAATGGTCATTTGAGATGGTCGTAGCTCTGAATGAATAGCTGACATCTCGCCCATGAACTGTTCCCAGTAGTCAGCACATGATCCTGAAGAGTCGATGATGACTGCAACGTGACCTGCAGCTTCGCTGAGCATGCTTGGTAGATACTCGTCTTCGCTGATGTACGCGCGGTTTGGTTTGCGCCAGCTGTAGTCGTCTCGGCTGAGTGATGTGCAGAACGGCCAGAGTACGGTCCGCCAGTCGACGACGGGTTTGACGATGTCTTGAATGAAGCGTTCCATGCTGCCTGGGAGTTTGCCTGCGTTTTTAGCAACCTCTGCGGCTTGGGTTACAGCTACTTGCCAGTCGGATTCCATAGCGGCGTTGCTACCAGCTTGTACTTGGCCTGCGCCTGCATCCATGACCATGCCCCACGGGCACTGCTTGGGTGGGTTGTCTTTGTCGAGCTTGTTGTAGATAGCCTCGGCAGTCATGTTGTCGTACTGCTTATCGACAAGACCGCCTTCGGGTAACACAAAACCACAATCAAGAAGATGGTTGTTGATGGCGAAGTCAGTAGCGACGTTCCACAGTTTAGCGTCACGTTGCTGTCGACGAGTCATATGGTTGAAGACACAGTGCATGACCTCGTGAGCAATGAGACCTTTGCGTGTAACGGTGTCGAGCTTACCGATGAACTTACTGTTGTAGACAAGCCGCGTACCATCGGTAGCGGCTGTATCACAGTTGTCATCGTCTTGTACCAACTTGAGCTTGAGCGCTAACGTACCGAAGAACGGTTGATCCATTAGCAGCTGAGCCCGAGCTTTGAGCATGTCGCTTTCAGCAGACATATTAGCCTCCTAGCATTTTGGCTGTGAGTACGGCTTGGTTGGCGATGGTTGGGTCGAAAGAAACTTCTTCTTTGATTGCAGCAGCGCGTTGTGCCCTGGTCACCTTGACGTGCATCTTTTGGATCTTGTCATTAGGTATGAGTGACTCAGCTGCTGGCCAGATTTCTAGAAGCTGTTTGAGTGTTGTGACGTTGTTTACCAGATCGCAGATACTGCTCTCATAGTTGCGTCTGGCTACTGAGTAGTCTTCGTCAGCTTTTCGGTGCGCTTCGAAGTACTCAATGATTTGAGTTCTGTCTTCAACGCGCAGATCGTTGATCCATACAGTTGGATCACCCCATCGATGGTGATCACCGTCTACTACTAAGTAGTTAGTGAGGGGGGTATCGAACTTAACGTTGCAGCTTTTGAAGTCACGATCGTGACGACTAACAACGCCAGACAATGTCTTTATACGCAAGTCGATGCCTGTTACAGCGTCTCTTGGCTCCTGTGGCAGGATGTTTTGTCCGTAGCGAGTATCTTTATCTACTTCACGCTCTTCTCCTAGCTTTTTGATGTCGCGTAAATACGTTTGTTCTGGACTGTTAATTACTGCGTCACGAACAGATGCTATAAATTCGTTGTTTGGTTTGGGTCGAGGGTTTGCTAAGTCGTACGCTTCTTCTGCTCTACGACGGATATCGTGTCGCAACTCGTTAGTCATTCTTACTGAGGCCATGATGCTTCTCCTATATATAAGTTAAATTCAAGAACGATAAAGAACGCGAGTGCTCCGAAGAGCACTGCATTTAGTAGCGTTCTCACAGAAGTACGTCTGCGTTTTCTTGAGTCCATTTGGTGAAGTGCTCGGTTTGCATGAGCGAGCGATCCTTCGCGAGTGAGTCACGAAGTACGATTACCTGATACTCAGGCGGCATGCGTTTCGTGTATTTCATTACTGCTTCGAAGTTGTTTGCATCGACGCGACCAGTTAACGCACCACAAACTGCGTACAGTACTGATGTGCCAGTTGGTACACGGGTGGTGGTTGGCTTGTCGAGGATGTCATCGATGTCAGGCACTTCGGTGTATATCTGCTTGAACGCGATGTATTCGCCTGCGGCACCGTCGCCTACCAGGGATGAGACGCCGTAAAACTCATCAGCCATGAATGGTAGTTTGCGGCTGACGTAGTCCCAGGCACGCGGTGTTGGGAATGCATTTTGTGTAGCGTCTGCGTCGCTGAGGAGCGACGGGCGGTAGCGCAGGAAGCTCACGATACTTGGATCGATGTTCGCGTTTACGGCCCATGCTACCCAGTCATCGATGTTTGCTTCGAGGGTGAAGTGACTGAAGCGATTTTTAACAGGCGTCGGCATCTCGTGAACTGCAGCGCGGTCGATTGCGCGATTACCAGCTGCGATGAAGATGGTGTCTTTAGGGACTTGGTAAGTACCAATCTTGCCGGTGGTGAGTAACTGCAATAACGAGTTCTGTGTTGCTTTGGGTGCGGTACTAAGCTCATCGATGAAGATGATTACAGTGCCTTGGTAGTTGGTGTCGGGGTAGTCTTCGGGAACACCGTACCGAGTGCGGTATGTGCCGTCTTCTTGTTCTACAACTTTGAGGCCACCGCGTACGTCGACTGGGTCGAACAGGTTGGCGCGTATTTCGAATAGCTTTGCATTGAGTTCTGTGGCTACGCCGTAAACAATTTCGGACTTACCTTCGCCTGGGCCTCCCCAGATCATTGTTGGTAAGCCAGCTAGTGCATTGGCTTTGATCTCTGCTGTGAGATCAGATGGTCGGATGGTTCTCATACTTTGTCTCCTACATGAGGTGTGATTAGTGGTTCAAGGTTTCCGGTCTTGGGGTTACGGATTTGGGTTTCACGCCATTCGTCGTAGGCGGCGTCAGGGTCGGGCTCGTACGTTGGCGTTTTGAAATCATCGTCGTCGTACTGCGGTCCGTCGGTGATACTGCAAGGCATGCGGTTCATGATTCGAGTACCTCTATTGAATAATCAGTTGCTGTGGGATCGAATTTGTCGACGCTCATCACGTCGTTCCATATCCAACTGCCAGCAAAGGGATCGGGATCTGCAACCATATCTTCACCGCTGATGCCGCCTTCTTGTACGAAGTGGTGGACTTCGTCATCGTCAATGTTTATTGGCACGTTGATGTCTAGATACAGTTCGGTTTCCATCGTTGCCCATATGCGTACGGTTCTATGGGTGTCTGCAGTGGGTTCGGGCTCTGTGCATACCCAGCCAGTTTCGTCGCTCATGATTCGTCCTCCACGTTAATAGCAAGTGAGCGCGGCTCACATATTGCTGATGCGTCCACTGAAATGTTCCAGTACGTGTCGGTTTCCATATCTATTTGCACTGGCGTTTCTGGGTCGTAATGGTGAACAGTGATCGCGTTTTGCAACGCATTGATAAGCTCTTGGATGCTCATGATTCGTCCTCCTGCTCTTTTATTGGGTACGATTTCATGATGTTGATCGCTGAGTTCCACATATCGAAACGATCAAGCCGATCAACAGTTTCTTTGATGGCGATGCGGTACATCTCAGGCGTTAGATCTGTGCCGTTTTCGTCATCGCTTATGAGGATGAACCCCAAGCTACAGGCGTGTTGGTGTTTCATTCTTCGTCCTCCTCATCATCAATAGGGAAAATTACTCGGCAGTAGTCGCCTTCGATTTCAACTACGTCCCACTTGTGGGTTGGGCATGTATCAAGCCATGCCCAAAACTCTTCACTGTTCACGACTCTTCGCCCAAGAATGTGAGAGCGAGTGAATGAAGCGTCGCTTCCTGCTGCGCCGAGAGACGCATGTTTGCGACAATGGCCAGAAGCTCGATGTTCACGGTCCGTGGTTCGGGGGTTAGGCGTATATCAAACACTTTGGTGTTGAGTTCTTCGGCTATTTTGTTAGTCAATTCAGCCTTACCTCGACCTGCGTTGATGAATAACTTATTAGGCTTACGTTTGTGCGTAGACATGATGTCTTTCACATCGAGGTCGAGCAGATCAGCAACTTGTTTTGCGTAATCAGCTGTAACGCCGCGCTTGTACCAATAGGTGAACGAGGTTTGGTGAACGCCTAGCATTTCAGCTAGCTCGGCACGGGTTATGTCTGCGTTAGCAATTGCGGTTTCGAAATTTCTGCCAACTTTCTGTTGGCGATAGTTAGTAGAGGGCATAACTGCCTCCTGTTTGTTGGTGAGTGATTAGTGGTCATGTTCTGATTTGATACATGATCATTACGGGTCCTATCTTTGACGTGCTTTCGCCACCACTTTGATTTAGGGGAGCGGCGGAGCAAGCATCAGAACTTAGTACCGCAGTGACCGCTGCGGCGGAGCATCCCAAAAAGGCTGGGAAAAATGCGGACCCTACCCTGAATTAGTCGTCACAAGAGTCGCAGAAGTAGGCAGCTTCTTCGGCCGCTTCTGCCGCAGTCTTGATACATTCGTAGTAGTAGGTATCACCGTCGTGATGTTCAGCGGTGCAGACGTACCCTAGTAGATTTACGTAGTGGTGAACGGGTCCGTAGACTAGGTACTCGGAACCATCCTCAGAGTCGGCTTCTATAACTGACCACATTTGAGATTCTTGGAATCCAGCACGCTCCATTTCACTGCGGTTGTCGTAGTAGTCACCTGATGGCGTTTTTAGTTCTTGGAATGGGAA